AGAATGGTTTCATTTAATTATTTAGATTCAAGCCCTGAACGTCCAGTATGGACAACTGGCACATTAGCTAGAACTGCATGGCAAGACTCTGCTATATTTGGAAAACCACACGCAACAGAATATGACTCAAGTGCAGAAACAGCAGACACCGATGTTAATTATGTTCATGGTAACACCGATGGTGCATCAACATACTATGAACACGAAACAGGTCTCAATCAAGTAAAAGGCGGTCAAACATCTGCTATCACTGCAAGTATAGAATCTGGTGATTTTGATATTGGCCAACAAGGACTATCTGGAGATGGTGAGTTCATGATGAAGATAAGAAGAGTTATACCAGATTTTTTAGCACAAACAGGTGATGCTAGAGTTACATTAAATTTAAGAGACTTTCCAAATCAAACACAAGCTAGTTCAACATTAGGTCCATTTACAATCAATAGTAGCACAACCAAAGTAGATACACGGGCAAGAGCTAGATCCATATCTTTAAAAGTAGAAAACACAGGATCGAGTCAGTTTTGGAAATTAGGAACTTTTAGAATAGATATACAACCGGATGGTAGAAGATAATGCCATTAAATAAAAAAGGTAAAAAGATAATGAAATCTATGAAAAAACAATATGGTAAAAAACGTGGTGAACAAGTTTTTTATGCATCATTAAATAAAAAAACAATAAAAGGAGTAAAAAAGAAAAATGGCTAAGATAGTACAATCACTAACACAACCACCTGAAAAATACGATCAAGCAGTATTTTTGTCTTTAGTAAGAGATTTAAATGGTTTGATAGAAAAATTAAATTCAACATTTCAAGAGGAAAAGACAGAAGACAATGATTCGATTGTTTTCTTTTTAGGATAAGTATGGCAAATATCTTTGTAAATAAAAAAGTAGATTTAACTACTGATGCAAATACAACTTTGTATACTGTTCCAACTGCAACCACAGCTATTATAAAATCAATACTAGTATCTGATGATTCTGGTAGTGGAAGTAGTATTACTATAACATTAACTAATACTAGTGATGCTGTGTTTAGTGTTGCTTTTCAAAAAGCAATTTTTGCAAACACACCCACAGAAATATTAACAAATCCATTAGTAGCCGAAGCAGGAGAGATCATAAAAGTGGCGGCTGCCAATGCAAATAGACTGCACGTTATATTGTCAGCTATGCAAGTAACCCCTAGAACGGTGGTAACATAATCTTGATTTACTATCTAAAAGATAGTAAATTGATAGACTCAGGTGAAATTCCTGCCTTTTAAATTAAACACGATATATTATAATTATGATAAATAGAGCAAAAATGCCAAGACAGCTACGTAATAAAGGTGGAATAACAAGTATTATTCCAAGAGAAAAATATGGTATTGGCAGTGACTTAAAAGATTTTGTAAGAGATATTATACCAAATGAATTAGCAGATGTTGCAGTAAAAGCTGCACCATTAGTTGCACCTTTTTATCCTGGCACTGCAGCTTTAATGAGAGGTATTGGTAGATTTGATCAAAGAGGTAGTATTAGTGATGCAATAAAACAAGGAACTGCCACCTATGCTTTTGGTAAAGTAGCAGGAAAATTAGGTGGTGCTGAAAGTGGTGACGGTTTTTTTGGTGGTCAAACTTACTCTAGAGAAGGTTTTATGGATGAGGGTGTAGGTAGATTCTTTAAAGGTGCAGATCCAAAACCACCAGTTGACCCACCAAAAGATGGAAGAAAAGGTTTTAAATTTGTTCAAGAATTATCAGATGCAACAATTAATAAAGTTCCAATATTAAAAGATCTACCACCTTCAATTCAAGATCGAATAGTATTTGGTGGTATCACTAGTGCAGCGTCATACGTGTATGAAAAATTTATAAAAGAAGAACCACCTCAAGAGGAAGGTGAGACTATGGAGCAATATTTAGCTAGAAGAAAAGAAAATGTAGGTAGAAAAATGAGAACCTATTTTGATAATTATTTTAGTTTTGACAAAGAATATTCTCAACTAGACGATGCAGGTAGAGATGCATTTGTAGCTAGATACAATCTTAGTGATGGTGGTAGAATAGGGTATCAAGCTGGTGGTATTAGTTCAGTTAATACACTTGCGGAAAATATAAGACGTAATAGAGCTGCACAAGCTGCGTTTCAACAATCAATAGAACCTGCACGAAAAAAAATTAAACAAAAAATTACACAAAGATTAGAAAAATTTGCAAGTAAAGCTTTTCCTGAAGGAAAGTTTAAAAAAATAAAAGCTACTTCACCAACACAAAAAGATTATAATATAAAAGCTACAGAAGATTTAGTTAGAAACCTACCTGGTGGTGTTGTTAGAGATGCATTAGCACCTACAGCTGCTGCGGTTTTAAGTCTTCCATATGATGCAATACAAGCCGCACAAAGAATGAACCCAAAATCTGGTATATCTGGATTTATAGATGCATTTAAAGCTGAAAATCCTATGTCAAGTTTAAAAGAAAGAACTATTGGAGCAGCTGGTCCATTAGCAGAAAGATTATCTAAAATTAATTTAGGTATGTCTCAAGCCGAAGCAGCAGAACCAGTTCAAAATCCAACAACAGCAGCTGCTGCCGATACATCTAAATTAAAACCTTTGAGTGATAAAGAAAAATTTAGATTAGGTTTATTTGCTGCACTAGAGGTTGATGAAAAAACTGGAGATAGATTATATGATATTGATAAAATGTATTCCGACTACCTACAAGCTCCTGGTGCTCAGTATTTTAGTTTACCAGAAATGTATGATAGATTTAAACAATTTTACGCAGACGGCGGCATGCCAACAGGTATTATGAGAACAAATAAAGCTGGAATAAAAGAGAGAGATTACAGAGAAACAGGTGGATTCGTGCCTGTGGGTATTAAAGAAAAAGCAGACGATGTGCCTGCTATGTTATCAAAAAATGAGTTTGTTTTTACAGCAGATGCTGTAAGAGGAGCTGGTAATGGCAGCATTGAAAAAGGGGCACAAAGGATGTATGATACAATGAAAAGGTTAGAAAAAAGGGTAACATAATGGATAGAAAATATTATCAAATGGGTGGAGTTACAATGGGTAATACACTTGAAGAAAATATTGCTCGTAACAGAGCTAATCAACAAAATATTCAAAATTTATTGCAACAAGCTAGAAGTAAAGCATTTGGCACATCAACTACATCAACAACACCCACACCTTTGCCTGTGATGAAACCAGAGGCGCCACCTCTTACAAAACAAACTCAAGACACATTACAAGATTTAAGACAACAACAAACTGCTTCAGGTATGATGGGGGATGATTTAATTCCTGAATTTGATGATCAAATACAATTGGGTGGAGGAGTAGGGTTTGTTGGATTGTCAGGAAAAGGTGCTGGAACTGGAGAAAAGTTAGAAGCTTTAGAGCAAGGTGTTGCTCAAGGTAAACCATTTGATGAAATACAAGAAGATTTTTCTACTCAACAATTAAATAGACTTACGGATAATTTAAAATTTTCAAGTTTTGCAGATGGTAGAGAAGTGGATCCTGGCATAGGCAGAAACGCTTATAATAATTTATTAAACTTTCTTAAATTTGATTACCCTAATATATTCTCACAATTAACTGGACAAGAAACATTAGCTGAATTGGATCAGATAGCATTAGATGCAGGAAACTTTTCTAAGGGTGGTAGAGCAGGTTTTGCAAATGGTTCAAAAAAAAATATGAAAATGGCCTCAGATCCAAACATGATGGACTCAAGAAATGAATTGGCGTTAGAATTATTTGGTAAAGAATTAAGATTATTAACACCTGAAGAAATGGATATTCTCGATGCAGAGGCAGAAAGACTTATGCAAAAATTTATGGCAGGTGGCGGTAGAGTATTAAAACAAACCGGTGGTATAACAGAATCAAGAACATTACCACCAGAGTTTATAGAGGCAGCACAAAAAACATTTTTAGCAGATCTTACAAGACAAGCTGGTATACCTAGTATCACTACAGCAACAACTCAACAACCAGGTGAAACAGCAGAACAGTTTGCACAAAGACAAGCACAAGCTCAACAATTTGGAATTACAAGAGCTGGCATGGCTGAACTTGCACCACAAGTTGCAGCACAAGATCCATTACAAGCGGCAGCATATGCACAAGCTATAGATCCAACAAAAGGTCTTGGTGCTTTTGAACCATTTTTGACAAAAGCTACAACAGCTGCGGATGCAGCATCAGCTCTAACTGGAACGGGAGCAGGCACAGGTCCAGGGTCAATTGCATCTTATACATCACCATTCCAACAACAAGTTATAGACACAACTCTTGCAGAGTTTGATAGACAAAGACAAATAGAACAAAATAGATTAGCAGCGTCAGCATTAGGCACACCAGGTGCTTTTGGTGGCGGCCGTGAAGGTGTACAAAGAGCCGAGTTTCAAGCAACAAGCGGCATGAACAGAGCTAGATTATTAGCAGACTTACAACAAAAAGGATTTCAAAATGCAGCAGCAAGAAGACAACAAGATCTTGCAAATCAACAAGCGATAGCAAATCAACAAAGAGGTCTTGGTGCAGCAGCACAAGACTTTGCAAGAGCTCAAATATCTGGTCTTGGAACTTTAGGTGCAGCACAACAATCACAAACACAAGCAATACTAGATGCACAAAGACAAGCAGCGCAAATGGCAGTAGATGATCCAAGAAGAAGATTATCTATGTTAGGTGCAGGTATTGCACAATTAACGCCAGGAGCAGGAGCTGTTAATATTAGTGAAGCGGCTGCTGAACCAGCTGGAGCTAGTCCGTTAATGAAAGCACTAGGTTTAGGTCTTGCAGGCGCTGATATATACGGAAGAATATTTGGAAATAGATAATGGCTAAAATTTTAAAAAGACCTATGTTTAGAAGAGGTGGATCAACTAATGATGGTATTATGTCTGGTCTAACTGATAGAAAACAATTAGCTAATGGAACTCTTGATCCTGAAAGAGCTAGAAGAGAGGCAAAAGAAATTCAAGATATTATGGAAAGTTTAGCCCCTGTTAGAAGAACAAGATTACCCCTTGGAGAAGTTGGTCTTGCATTAGCAAGAGGCATTGATCCTTTAGATGCTTTAGATGCAGGTTATAGAGATTTTATAAAAAGAGATGATGCAAGACAAGCATTATTAGATAAAAGAAAACAAGCTGCTGTATCAACTGCACTAGGATCACAATTAAACAGAAGAAATCAAAGCAAAATTGCAACAGAAAAATTAGTAGATTTATCTATTCGATCTGGAGAGTTTCCAGATACTGATCAGGGGAGAGCCGATGCTTTTAAAAAATATAGTCGAGGCACAGGTGATATAACTAGAGCATCTCCAAATCAAAAAGTATTAACTAGATACAAAACTTTTTACGCGCCAACAGGTGGAACTGAGGCAGAAGCAGAATATGATGTATTAAAAGAAGAAGGTCTTCTTAAAATAGAAGGAACAGATTTTGGTAAAAAAGATTTAACAATTAAAGCAGATAGAGAAGATATTACAGATAATGAAAATTTTGGACCTGGTGATGGATTTGTAGATATAAATGGTGGTAAACTATATGTGTTAAAACCAGGTGGCAACAAGGAAGATTTTACATCAAATAGTTACAATATAATAGATTTAAAAAGTTTATACTAGGAGGTTAAATGGCTAAAGAGATAGATGCACTTGGCTACTTTGACCTTACACCACAAGAACAAAGTTCAGAAACAAGCGCAATTACAGCAGCAATGGCAGGAGTAGCATCTGGTATAATAAAAGTGCCTGAAGGTGTCATATCACTCGGTGCAGAGTTAATTGATTTAGGTTTTGATACAGATCTTGCTGTTAAAGTAGAACAAGCGTTTGATAAGATAAATGTATTTGAAGAAGTAGCAGATGACAGAGCTATTGGTAAAATAGTAGAAACATTAGTACAAGTAGGTGTTCCTGGAACTATTGGTTTTAAATTAGCTAGTGGTGCTGTTAAGGCAAAGAAAGCTGGTAATTATCTTAATGTAACAGGTGGTAATCTACAAAAAGCTGCAAAGAAAGCAAATGATTTTAATAAAACATTAGGTAAAAAGAAGTTTGTTGCTGGAGTGACAGGCGGTGCTGTGGGTGAGGCTTTTGTTGCAGACGTAGAAGATATAGGAAGTTTTGGTGATGTGTTTGAAGCAGGGCCAACACAGTTGGAAGAAACCACTGATGAGGGTGGTAGAGATGATGCATTTAAAAAATTAATGAACAGGACCAAATTTGGTTCTGAATCATTATTAATTACTCCATTTGTGTATGGCACAGGTAAAGCAATAAAAGCTGCAGCCACACGTGGTAAAAGAATAGAATTTAGTAATGCTAAATTAGATCAATACTTTAATAAAATTTTTTCTGCACTACGAGCAAGAGGTGCAAAGCCACAAGAAATATTTGAAGCAAAAATGGCAGAAAAAGGTGCAACTATGGCAGATACCAATAGAGCCATGGAGTTAGTAAAAAATATAGATAGACAAGTAGATACTATGTTTCCTAC